CATCGGACAAGATGGCAGCGCTCATCCGGTCAATCAGTGCGCTCGCCAAAAAGGATGTGCTTGTCGGAATCCCTGACAGCGCGCCCGAACGCGAAGACACGCCGATGACGAATGCGCAGATCGGGTATGTGATGGAAACCGGTTCGCCGGCCCATAACGTGCCCGCCAGACCGTTTCTGGTACCTGGCGTTCAGGATGTACAGGATGAGTGCGCCGAGCGGCTGAAGCAGGGTGCAACAGCAGCGCTGGATGGCAACGATTCCGGCACCATGCGCGCGCTGACGACGGCCGGCCTGATTGCGGAAACCTCAGTCAAGCAGAGGATCGGCAGCAACATCCCTCCTCCGCTCTCGCCGGAAACGATCCGCAATCGTAATCGAAGCCGGCAGACGCAGAGCATGCGCAAGAGCGAGAAGGATTATCTGAAGGCGGTAGAGGGCGGCACGGATCCAGCGCAAGCGCAGGAAGCAGCTGGCATCATCGCTCTCGTGAATACCGGCGGTCTGCGAAACGCAGTCACTAGCCTGGTGCGCGAAAAGAAGTAACCAGCCTCACAACCATACGGAGCCTCGATTCGTCGGGGCTTTTTCATTTCTGGATCCGATATGTCGCTCGCTGCATTTACGCCGACAGGCCAGGCCGCGCTTGTCGCGAACGGCACGTCGTCAAACGTCGCCATTCCGCTCACTGGTACACCTACCCAGGTGCTGCTGACGAATCTGGGCCTGATCCCGGTGTTTGTTGTGCTGGGCACGTCGAACACTGCAGTTGCTACGGTCGCGACGGGGATGCCGATCCTGCCGGGAACGAGCCTGCCGCTAGTGCTTAGTACGAACACCTATCTGGCTGCTATCACGACTGGCGATCCCGTTTCCCTGCGTATCAGCGCCGGAACCTGACCATGCCGCTGCTCGACGTAAGCGAAATCCTGCTTGATCCGGATTTCGTGGATAGCCTCGTCTGTGCTCGCAACACGCAGACCGTCGATGACAACGGCATCGCGACCGACACGCCGAACTGCATTCCGTTCTATGGCGTGGTGACGAACAACACCGGAGACCTGTTGATGCGGTTAGCCGAAGGTTCGCGTATCACCGGATCGATCACCGTGCACAGCCAGTTCAACCTGATTGCGGGCGCGGACGGAATTGATGCCGATATCGTCACCTGGAATGGGCGGCAGTACACGGTGACGAACGTGGGCGACTGGTCCAGGTTCGGCATCGGCTTTACCGCCTCAAATTGCGAACTTATCCCGCTCTCGGGTGGATCGAATGGCCAATGATTCAACGCAAGCCGGATGGCTGGTCCCGACTGCTCAATCTCCCCCGTTGGAAGATGCCGCGCTCGACGCGGTATTCCAGCAGATGATCGTTGGACTGACTGGCCTACCGGGAAACATGGTTCGCCCGAGGTGGCAAGCCACGGTTCCAAAGCAGCCTGAGCCGTCCACGAACTGGTGTGCAATCGGCGTCATGAATAGCGAAGCCGATGCCAATCCGGCCATGATTCACGACGGCGACGGAGAAGGCTCGGACACGTTACAGCGCAACGAAATCCTGACCGTCCTGGCGAGCTTCTACGGCCCGAACGCAAGCGCGAACGCCGCGCAGGCACGCGACGGCATTTTTGTGTCGCAGAACAATGCGATGCTCGGTACGTATTCGATGGGTCTCGTAAGCGTTGGCCCCAAACGCCCTGCCCCCGAACTGGTCAACCAGCAATGGATCCGGCGCTTTGATTTCGAAATCAGGATCCGGCGCGAGATTATCCGCACGTACAACGTGCTGAATATCCTTTCAGCAGACGCAACGGTTGATTCAGACCCGCGAACCCAGCCTATCACCGTCTCGCAGTAATCACTCACGTAACACATTCTGAGCCCGCCAAGTGCGGGCTTTTTCATTTCCAGGAGCCTAAATGGCGACGAGTCAACTTCCCATCTCCCGCCTGATTAACGGGACGGTGAACCTGTCGCCCAATGCGGCCCAGGCGCAGAACCTGAATACCGAACTGATTCTCGGCTCGTCGCCGGTGATCGACGTGTCGAGCCGGATGCGCTCGTACACCGGAATTGATGGTGTGTCGGCAGACTTCGGCACGACCGCGCCCGAGTACCTGGCCGCGGTCGACTGGTTTGGCCAGACTCCGCAACCGGCTAACCTGCTGATCGGCCGCTGGGCACAAACCGCTACTTCTGCGCAACTGTTTGGCGCGTCGCTGTCGGTCGCGCAACAGCTGATGTCGGCATGGACCGCCATCACGGCGCCGGCCTTTTCGATCACGATCAACGGCTCACCGTACACGATCTCGCCGGCCAGTTTCGGCACGTCGACGAACCTGAACGGTATTGCGGCGCTGATCCAGACGGCACTTGCCGCGGCTGTCGCCGGATCGACGTGCGTGTGGAATTCGAGCTTTGCCCAGTTCCAGATCACGGACGGCACCACTGGCGCAACGTCGACGCTGAGTTTCGCAAGTGCTCCGACCGCCTTCGGCTCGGTGACCTACTCGGTCAACCCGAGCGCAGCAGCGACGGTGACGATTGGTGGCACCGTTGTCACCTACGTTTCCTCACTGACGACTGGCAATCAGATCCTGCTTGGCGCGACGCTCGCAGCCACGCTTGCCAACGCGGTAACGTTCCTGAACCAGTCTGCTGACACGAATCTGTCGAAGGCAGTCTACTCGGTCAACCAGGCTGGTACAGCGCTCCAGATCGTCTACAAGACGGCGGGCACGGCCGGCAACACATTCACGCTGGCCGCCTCGGTAGGTACGCCTTCTGCCTCGACGCTGAGTGGCGGTGCTGGCACGGACATCTCTTCGATGCTCGGCATGACCGTAGCATCGTCTGGCGCCTACGTCGCCCAAGGCGCTGCTGCGGAATCGGCCGTCGCTGCCGCAACGCTGTTCGATAACCAGTTCGGCCAGCAGTGGTACGGCCTGACGGTATGCGGCGCCGCTGATTCTGATCACCTCGCACTGGCCGCATTCATCGAGGCTACGACAAATAAGCACTTCTACGGCGTGACGACGCAAGAGGCTGGTGTTCTGACGACGCAGAGCACGACCGACATCGCATCGCAATTGCAGGCGCTCGGCTACAACAAGACTGTTTCGCAGTATTCGAGCAGCAGCGCCTATGCGGCAAACTCGCTGCTTGGCCGGCAGTTGACGGTGGACTACACGGGTAACAACACCGTGATCACGCTGATGTACAAGCAGGAACCAGGTGTGCAGGCGGAAACGATCAGTGCTACGCAGATCGGCGCGCTGGAGGCAAAGAACTGCAATGTCTATGTCGCCTACAACAACGGTACGACGATCATCGAGCCGGCAGTCGTGGCTTCGGGTGAGTTCATCGACACCATCGTTGGCATGGATGCGTTCTGTATCGACGTACAGACGGCCCTCTTCAACCTGCTCTACACGAGCACCACGAAGATCCCGCAGACCGATCCAGGCATGCATATCCTGGCTACCGGCATTGAGGGAGTGTGCCAGCAATACGTGAAGAACGGTCTGTTTGCGCCTGGCACGTGGAACAGCGGCGGTTTCGGTACGTTGAACCAGGGCGACTTCCTGCCCAAGGGCTACTACGTCTACCAGCCGCCTGTCGCATCGCAAAGCCAGGCCGATCGCGCGGCACGTAAGTCTGTTCCGTTCCAGATTGCAGTCAAGCTGGCCGGCGCCGTACACACGATTGACTTTGCCGTTTCCGTAAATAATTGAGCGAGATAAACCATGGCTACCTGGTCATTTACGAATTTCGCCCTGACTCTTACGGGTCCGGGCGGTGCAATCACCCTCGGCGACGGTTCCGGTGCGGCCAAGGAAGGCGCAACGTTCGAGTTCGTTGAGAACAAGAATACGATGACGATCGGCGCAGACGGCAGCGGCATGCAAAGCCTGAATGCCAGCACCGCAGGGAAGATCACCGTGCGGCTGCTGAAGACCTCCCCGACTAATGGACTGCTGAGTGCGATGTATGCATTCCAGAGCACGAGTTCGGCCAACTGGGGGCAAAACGTGATGGCGGGTTCGGATATTGTCCGCGGCGAGCAGTACTCCTGCCAGCAGGTTGCGTTCTCCAAGTTCCCGAACAACACGTATGCGATGGACGGAAACATCCTGGAATGGAACTTCGATGCGGTGCTGATGGATGCTGCACTGGCAACGGGGATTTAACGATGCTCGATACCGTTGAAGTGAATGGCCAGACATACCGGATTGGCAAGATGCCCGCGCGCGAACAGTTTCATGTGGTGCGTCGGCTTGGTCCCGCGATCATGGGATTTCTCGCATCTGGCGTGAATGGTGGCGGCATGGCTGGCGCGATGGGTCCGATCCTCGACCATCTTTCGAAGATGAGCGACGAGGATTCAGACTACGTTCTGGACCACTGCCTGAGCGTTGTTCAGCGTGCCCAAGGTAATGATTGGGCCAAGGTGCGTGCTCCCAACGGCGCATTGCTGTTCAATGACATCGAACTTCCCCAGCTTCTCAATCTGACTCGCGCTGTGCTGACCGAGAACCTGCGCGGTTTTTTTCCCGCAGCCGCAGCCGGATCGCAGTAGATGATTCGGCTCCCGGTATAGAACTGGTTTCGATGCCGGATGGCGAGGACTGGCTGTGGCGACCGGTGGCAGAAGGGCTGTGCAAATACGAGTCGGTGATTGACGGGACGCTCGGGATCGAAGATATCGCCACCATGAATGAAGTGCTGGACGTCAAATACACTAACCAAGCCAGACTTCAGGCCGCAGAGCGGAGTCGGAATCAATAGCGAGTGCTAAATGATTGGGGTAAAATAAGCGAGCCGCCAAGGTGCTTCCAACACCCTGACGGCTCTAACCAAACCCCTACCTGTTACGAGGTGAGCGGCATGGCTGACGCCATTGTACTACCCCGGGATTATTACGTTTACATTCTGTACCGCGAGGATGGAGTGACGCCTTTCTATGTCGGGAAAGGCAAAGGCGATAGATGGTTGGCCCACGAGCTTAATGTGAGGCGCGGGCGATCCCATAAAGACAACATCATTGCTGGGATGAAAGATGCTGGAATCGTTGTCCCCAAGAAAAAGATAGCCAAGGGGCTGACTAATCGTGAAGCGCTTGCTCTCGAAGTCAAGACCATTGATGAAATTGGTCGGACTCGCGACGGCGGCCCATTGACCAATCTGACGGCCGGAGGGGATGGCGCTCCAGACCTTTCGCCAGAAGCAAAAGAGCGACATCGGAAAAATACCGGCGCCGCCCAGTTAGGGAAGAAGCATAGCGAGGAGCGTAGAGCTAGGCTAAGCGCAATCCTGAAGGGACGCCAGTGCGCCCCTCCTCCGACTCCAGAAGTAACTGCAAAACGCATCGCATCGCTGAAATCGTCATGGGCTCAAATGGCTCCGGAGGATCGCGCAAAGCGAGGCATGCGCGGGAAATCGCATAGCGAGGAGACGAAGTCCCTCATGCGAGAAAAGGCGCTTGGGCGCGTCATTTCAGCGGAGCAGCGAGCGCACATCTCAGCATGCAACAAAGCCAGAAAGGTCAGCCTTGAAACAAAGGCGCGAATGGCTGAAGCGCAACTCCGCAGGTGGGCGGCCATTCCACCCGAAGATCGGCCGGCAGGAACTAGGACCGGGATGAAGCATTCGGAAGAATCGAAGGCGCTCATGCGCGAAAACGCGCTAGGCAAGGTTATATCGCCCGAACAGAGGGCGGCCATTTCTGCAGCACAAAAGGGGCGTACGCAAAGTCCGGAAACGAGAGCGAAACGGTCCGAGGCATTGCGCCGCAGTTGGCAACTAAGAAAAGCAGGGGAACTTGAAAATGGGTGACGATGGAGTGCTCAGAGAGTTCCTCGTATCGCTTGGATTTTCTGTCGAAGAATCGAGCTTCAAGAAATTCAACCTCGCAGTCGAGAGCGTCACCAAGGGTGTGATGCAGGCTGGGTTGGCTGTAGCCGCGACCGCTGCTGGCATCGTGGCGGGTGTAAAGATCATCTCCAGTCAGATGGAGAATCTTTACTACGCTTCGCAACGCACAGGTGCGACGGTCGGCAACCTGATGGCGCTGCGGTATGCGGCCGGTCAGATCGGATTGACCGCAGATCAGGCGCAATCGTCGCTTGAAGGTTTCGCGCGCACCCTGCGCCTGAATCCTGGCTCGGATAGCCTGCTTGCGTCGCTCGGCGTGACGGGCAACGATCCGACCGAGAAATTCGACAGTTTCATCGAGAAGATGAAGGGCATGCAGCCGTACGTGGCTGCCGCCTATGCGGGTCTGTTCGGGATCGATCCGGACACGCTGCTGATGCTCGAAAACGGGCTTCCCAAGCTCGAAGAGGAGCAGAAGAAGTACGCGGAAAGACTGAGGGCATGGGGCATAACTCCGGGACAAGCTGCGGCGGCTGGAGTCGATTTCAACAACTCCATCCGGTCAATTACCGCAGACTTTGATTTGTTGTGGATAAAAATCGAGTCTAAGTTGGTCCCGGTGATGACGCCGCTCATCAACCAGTTCGAACGCTGGGCGCAGAACCATGCCGGTGACGTTGCGCAGGCAATCGCCGATGCTGTATCACATCTCGCCACATGGATTCAGTCCGTAGACTGGAAGAAGGTCGGAGGTGATATCGATCATGTCGTGACCGCATTGGGGGGCGTGAAAGATATTCTGCTCGGGCTGGCTGCAATCAAGCTACTGGGTATCATCGGTGGGGTCGGCGGGTTGACCGTAGCAATCTCGGGTCTCGCCGCCGCCGCTGCCGGCCTAGGTGGCTGGAAGATCGGCGATACGATCCGCGATGAAGTCGACAGCCTCGTCACGAAGATGTCACACGGCAAGTATCGCTCGCTGAGTGACATCCTGACCGGCACTGATCGGAGCAAGCTGGATGCGACTGGCGGCTATACCCAGGCGGAACTGGATAGCGTCAAGGATGGCGGCGGCGCGAAACTGACGCCGCCACGCGGCTCACCCGGTGACGATGGCAATCAGCCGTTTGGCACGATCATTGAATTGCCCGCCGAGAATGCGCCGTCGAAAAGCGATCCTCAGAGCCTTTTCGCTTCGCTCGAAGACAGGTTTAATCTGCCTAAAGGATTGCTCGATAGCGACTGGAGTGCAGAGTCGTCGCGCGGAAAGAACATGCTCTCGCCCAAAGGTGCGATGGGCCATTTCGGCTTTATGCCCGATACGGCCAAGGAGTATGGGCTTGACGATCCGAATGACCTTGTTCAGTCAGCCAAAGCGGCAGCGCAAAAGTTCGCAGACCTTCTGCGCCACTATGCTGGTGATGCTGTAAAGGCTATCGCTGGCTACAACTGGGGCGAAGGCAATCTGGACAAGGATATCTCCCGTTTTGGTGGGAACTGGGCGCAACACCTGCCGCAAGAGACCTTCGATTACGTCAACCGCGTAACGAATGGCATGGGCGGTGCGCGGCTCGGCGTCAATGGCACAAACAGCAATCGGTCGGTGGCAGTGACGCAGACCAACACCTTCCACATCGCTGGCACGTCAGATCCGCAAGGAACTGCGCGCGCCGTGGCTGGCGAGCAATACCGTCTGTACGGCGATCTGGTGCGCAACTTCTCTGGGGCAGTGCAATGAGAATTCTGGGTACCGTCGCGTCGGTGGCGCAGATCGGCATCCAGTCGCTCGCCATCAAACCCAAGCGAGGTTTGTACACCTCCGACAACAGCAGCCTTGTAACCACGATTATCAAGCAGGTAACGATTGAGGAAGTGCATTCGGATGAAATGGAGATCACAGAGCATCCTGTTGAACAGGGCTCCACGATTTCCGACCATGCGTATGCGCGACCGTCGGAAGTGATTATTACGGCAGCCTGGTCGGATAGCCCCAACAATTCAGGTCCGCTGAATCAGCTTCTGGGCGCAGCAGCAAACACAAGCCCGTTGCTGCAAAAGGTTATCGGAGCGGCTGAACTGGTCGGCGGTATCGTGACCGCCCTAAGTTCGGGATCGCCTACGAGCGTCACGGTGTACAACAACATCCTGACGCTATACAACAACCGGCGCATTTTTGACATCTACACCGGCAAGCGTGTCTACAAGAACATGCTGATCAAGTCGCTGGCGACGACGACGGATGCGAAGACGGAAAACAGTCTGATTCTGCGTATGACCTGCCGCCAGATCCTGATGGCGCAGACGCAGACCGTCACGGTGCCGAATTCGTCAGTAATGTCCAACCCGGCACAGAATGGATCAACGGTCAACATGGGGACGCAATCCCTACTGCCATCGCCTACCTATAACGTGAACGCAGCGCCATGAGCACGCCCTACGAGGTTCCGCTATCGCCCCAGCCGCAGACGTTCGGCATTGCGATAGCGGGCACGACCTATCAAATGACCGTGGTTTGGAACTGGGTGAATGCGTCGTGGATCATCAACATTGCGGACCCGAGCGGCAATCCGATCCTGTCGGGGATTCCGATGGTGACGGGTGTCGATTTGCTCGAGCAGTTTGGCTACCTTAATTTTGGCTTCCAGTTGATCGCGCAGACTGACAACGCGCCGGATGTTGTGCCGACGTTCGCCGACCTAGGAACCACAGGGCATCTTTACGCGATCCTGCCATGAGCAACCAGTTCGGACGACAAGCGAGCCTGATTGTCTCGACTGGTACGCAGGGGCTCGACCTGTCGGAACTGCGTTTTACGTTCAAGACACGAAATGCCGACGAGCAGGCGCCGAACACGCTCTATGTGCGCATCTATAACCTGACCGATTCAACCGCCAAGGCGATCCAGAACGAGTTCACGACGATCACGCTGCAGGCTGGATACGAATCGGGAAACTACGGGATCATCTTTCAGGGGACAATCAAGGAAGTGCGGAAAGGCAGAGAGAACAACGTCAATTCGTACGTTGAGATATTCGCCGCTGACGGAGATGAGTTTTACAACTTCGCTGTCATCAGCCTTTCTCTGGCCGCCGGACAAACGCCCCAGCAAGTTATCAATGCGATCCAGTCGGCTCCTTCCGTCAATGGCGTGGCGAATCTTCCCTACGCGACGGACGCAACCGGCTTGATCGCCGGAGCGGGCGCCGGACAGGCGCAAGCCCTATCGCGCGGGAAGTCATTATTCGGTATGACGAGGGATTACGCGAGAGACTGGGCGCAGAAATACGGCTACCGCTGGTCGATGCAAAACGGCCAGCTTGTTGTGGTGCCGATCACTGGCTATCGCCCTGGTGAGGCAGTTGTGCTGTCGTCGACAACCGGCCTGATCGGGGTTCCTGAAGCCCGCGATGATGGCGTACACGCGCAGGCGCTTCTTAATCCTCTGATCCGCATCGGCGGCCTGGTGCAGATCGCGCAGTCCGACATCAACCAGATCACGATGCAGCAGCAGGGATTGCAGTACACCCCTGCAGTCGCCACGGTGACAACTGCGGCCGGATTTTACAAAGTCCTGGTGGCCGAGTTTGAAGGCGATACCCGCGGAAACCCGTGGTACATCAATATCACCTGTCTCGCGGTCGATGTATCGGCCAGTAATCAGAACAACTCAGTTCAAGCCTACGGCTAGGTTCCAGAATGGATCAAAGAGAGCGCCTCAACTCTCCGGACGAGGCGCTCAATGCTGCGCTTGACGGCCGGCAGGCACAGATTTGGACGGCCGGTCCAGGGATCATCCAGAGCTTCAACGCTGACGGCATCACAGCGGTCGTGCAGCCGGCCATCAAGGCGCAAGTCCGCGCGCCCGATGGATCAATGCAATGGGTAGCGCTCCCTCTCCTGCTAGATTGCCCGGTGGTATTCCCGCGCGGCGGTGGCTGCACACTGACGTTTCCAGTCGCGGAAGATGACGAATGTCTGGTCGTGTTTGCTTCTCGGTGTATCGATGCGTGGTGGTCGGCAGGTGGCGTACAGGTGCAGTCCGAGTTCCGGATGCATGATCTATCGGATGGCTTTGCCATTCCGGGCCCGTACTCGCAAGCAACGAAGATCAGCAACATCAGCACAACGGCCGCACAACTGCGCAGTAACGACGGAGAGGCATATCTCCAGCTAAACCCGACGTCGCACGAAATCGACATCGTGACGCCGGCCAACTGGACGGCGACCATCGGCGGCAACACAAATATCAACGTGACGGGAAGCGCAAACATCACGGCTTCCGTATCAGCATCGGTAACAGCCCCTTCGATCAGCCTTGGGGCGGCTTCACAGACGTTGCTATCTCTGGTGACATCAGCATTCATGTCGCTATTCAACGGGCATACACATCCCGATCCGCAAGGCGGAAATTCGTCACCTCCCACGCAGCAGATGACGAGCGCCCACCTGACGACGACCATCAAAGGCGGCTGATATGCGCTATCGAGTTTTGGACGCTAACGGCGACTACACGTGGGGACAAAATGGCGCGAATTTCCTGGTCAACTCTGCTGCTACGGTAGCCCAGGCCATTCTTACGCGCCTCAGGCTGATACAGGGCGAGTGGTTTTTAGACCAGACCGCGGGCACGCCATACGACACGGACATCCTCGGCGCTGGCACCGAATCAACGCGTGACCTCGCCGTGCAAACCGTGATCCTGGACACGCAAGGCGTGACGGGTATTGCTGATTACGCGAGCTATCTCGACCCTAAGACGCGCGCCTTCACGGTAGCTGCGACGGTCAACACGCAGTACGGCCAGACAACCATTACACAGAGCTTCTGATGGCCACGACTTTTCCTCTCGCGACGCTTGCATGCACGATTGATTCGACCGGGATTTCTGCGCCGACTTACTCAGACATACTTTCCAGTTTGACCGCGAGTTTCTTGAGCATCTATGGGAGTGACTCCTACGTCGACCCCGACTCGCAGGACGGCCAGATGCTCGCCCTGTGGGCTCAGACCATCAACGACGGGAACCAGGCCGACATCACGACGTACAACGGCTACTCGCCCGCCTACGCCCAAGGTGCCGCACTCTCGAGTCAGGTCAAGATCAACGGCTTGCGCCGCGATGTGTCGAGCAATAGCACGGCCGTCGTCAACATCGGCGGCCAGGCCGGTACGCCAATCAATAATGGTGTGGTCGCAGACACGAACAGCAATCTATGGACGTTGCCAGCCAGTGTGACGATCCCACCATCGGGAACGATTGCCGTTACCGCGACTGCAATGGTGTCTGGGGCGATCACCGCTATTGCTGGCGCAATCAACCAGATCAACACGCCGACCCGTGGCTGGCAAACGGTCTCCAATCCGTCCGCTGCAGCACCGGGTGAGCCGGTTGAGGATGACGCAGCGCTACGCCAACGTCAGGCCATCTCAACGTCGCTGCCGGCGCAGACGCCTTTGCAGGCGATCATTTCGAACGTTGCCAATACGCCCGGGATCGGTCGCAACGCGATCTACCAGAACGACACAGGCACGACGGACGCCAACGGCATTCCAGGCCATTCGATCGCTGTTGTTGTCGAAGGAGGAGATGTCGTTACCATCGCCCAGACCATCGCGGCTAAGAAATCACCCGGCACGGGCACGTACGGCACGACAGACGAAACCGTGCTGGATCCTTCTGGGGTGCCGATCACGATTGCTCTCTTCGAGCTATCCGAAATTGGCATCCTGACGCAGATCACGATTGTTCCACTGACTGGATATGTGTCGACTACCGGCACATTGATCGTCAATGCAGTAGTGGCTTATCTGTCGGGATTCGCCATCGGACAAGACTCTTTGCTCGGCAAGCTGTTCGGACCGGCGAATCTCTCGGGTGACGCGGCAACATCAAGTTCTGGCCTCACGCAGTCCCAGCTCGACGTGCTGAGCAATACGTACAACCTGCCGGTCACGAACCTGTATCAAGGGCGTTCTGACATGCTGGTGACGGGTGGCCCGTACACCACGGGTGCGACCGTCATCGATATTGCCAACGTCGCGAGTCTCGCCAATGGGAAATCGATCATCGTCAACCAGACGGATGGATCGCAACTGACAGCAGTTATCACGGGCATCACTGGAAACGCGGTGACGTTCACGCCTGCCATTGCTGCCGGCAAGACGATCGATGCCGGCGCCCAGGTGCTGGTGAACGGCGACCTGACCTTGGCATTCAACGAGGGCGCCCAATGCGTGGCGACTGACGTAAATCTGGTGACGTGATGACGGTTCAGCTATCGCAATACACATCGCTCATCACGTCAGAGCATCAGTCGGCTCCGAATTTCATGGCCATGGTGTCGCTGCTCGCGCAGTGGGCCGTTGACCGGCAGAACATGCTGGCGTCGATTCCTGGACTGTATGACATTGACGACGCAGTTGGATCGCAACTAGATGCGGTCGGACTCTGGGTGGGTGCCTCGCGCAACCTGTCGGTGCCGCTGACCAACGTCTATTTCAGCTTGGACATCGCTGGATTGGGACTTGACCAGGGTGTGATTCAGGGTCCATTCGATCCGACTACCGGCCTTGTTTCGCTGCCCGATGCCCAATACCGGATCCTGCTTTACGCCACGATCGCGGCAAATAACTGGGACGGCACGATTCCAGGTGCCTATACCGCGTGGAACACGATCTTTGAGCCGCTCGGGTATTCGATCCTGATTCAGGACTACCAGAACATGACGATGGGCATCGCGCTCATCGGACCAACGCCGGATGCGGTGACGCTTGCCCTGTTCAAGGGCGGATATCTCAATCTCATTCCCGCTGGCGTCGGCGTCGCCTTCTATTTCCAGCAGTCAGTTCCTGGCGTACCGGTCTTTGGCCTCGACGCTGAAAACTCCTCGGTAGCAGGCCTGGATGTCGGAGCACTAGCGCTCATCGTCGGACCGTAGCAAACACACCACTCAACAAGAGGCCCTTCTGGGCCTTTTTTATTGCCCTAATGGATCGTACATGACCATTGAACAAGACTTCCTGCCCTATGCGGTAGGCGGTAGCGCCAACGTTTTGAGCCAAGCCGCATACGCAGCGCTCACGACGCTTCTGCAGAACGGCCTGACGTCCGGCATCGTTCCGTCGAATGAACTGAACAAGATCATGCGACAGCCGAGCATCATCGCATCGGTGATTGGACAGTTTATCGTCGCGAACTCGGGACAGCCGGCGATCGATGACGGCACGACTGCAACGCTGCTGGCGAACTTCACGAATGCGGTCAACGCAGCATCCAAGACCAAGGTGGTCCTGACCGATACCGGCACGGCCAACGCCTACACCGCGGCTAACCCTGTTCCTCTGACCGTTCTGCCGACGGCTACCGGCTTCACGCAGACGGTAAAGATCGCGCATCTGAATACCGGAACCTCAACGTATGCGCCCGACGGACTGGCGACGGCTCCGATTTACAGCCTGGCTGGCGCGCTCCTGCAGGGTAATGAACTGCCCGTCAACGGCGTTGCAACGCTCGTCTCGTTCGTCGATCCGCTTCTGAACTCGGGCAATCTCTGCTGGGTGCTCTACGAATGCGTCGGCGGTGCTCAGCCTGTCGCCCCCGCCAGCGCATCCGAGCATGCCGTCCAGTGGTCCCAGGTTGTTGGCGTCGTTGGCACGTCGCGCAATGCCGTAATGAGCATCGCAGCAGCGGGCACAAGTGCTACGTGGTCGGCTTCAGAGCTGATTCTCGAAACGTCGAACGGCCTTAATTACTGTTTGCGCGGCGGCCCGAGTGCAGCGGTGAATCTCGCGACGACGGGTGCGGGCGGTATGGATACCGGGACTGCACCCGCGAGTAGCTTTGTCGGCATCTACGGGATATGGAATCCGACAACATCGACATTCAGCTTACTCGCGCAAAGCGCCGCTGGTGTCACATTGTCCGAGGTCTATAACGGCTCGCATATGCCGGCGGGTTATACGGCATCTGCACTTATCGGCATATTGCTAACGAATAGCAGCGGTCAATTTATCGTTTGTCAATTGGTCGGGCGACGAGTCTCGTATCAGTCACGCGCCGAAATTTCCACGGCAGCAACCACCTCCGGATATACCGCATTCACCGGGGGGGCTGACATTCCAAAAAATTCGAAAAGAGTCTTTGGTTATTTTGGAGCATCACAAAGCACGAATGGAACCATAAATCTCTTCGTTGCTTCCGATGCAAACGGATGTGGTGCCCAGGAGACTTCGATTGGTACCGCGGCATCTGGAAACACCAATTCCACGGCGGGAAATTTCGCTGTTGATGTCATTTCGCCGCAGACGGTCTATTACAACGTCTCCTATAGCGGGTCTGGGACATTTACTGCGACGGTAAATTTCACGGGTTTTGAATTTTAAGGAAATTGTATGACAACGGTTAACGTCCAGTTCTCAAATAGCAATGAGTCAGCAGTTGTCACATATTTTTCCTCTCCCCAGAGCTCATCTTCAATTCCAAACAGCGGAACAATAGATACATCGGATCCGCGATGGGAAGCTTTCTACAACCTATTTTCTAGTAATTCACAGGCATATTTGCCCGCTCCTACGACCGGTTCCTGAATATGAAAAAAATCCTCTTTATTTTCAGCATGCTGTTTGCTCACCTGGCTCACGCCCAGACCGCATTCACAGCCGGTCCTTTTGGCATTGGCGTCACCACCCCGTCTGCAACATTTGACGTGGAGGCGGTAGGTGCTGTTGGGGGCGGTAACGCAAATAGTACTCTGGCCCGGTTCTATGCTGGCAGCAACACAGCGCCGACGACCGCCATCACACCGACCGTTGGTATCTCGCGGTACGAGGTGATCAATCAGGACACCGAGGGCGGTCAGAATGCCGCGCTCTACGTCGAGGATACCGGTAACAACGCATCTGCGGCCGGAGAGATTGGGCAGGTCAATGGGATTACCGCAAACGTATTCCAGATCGGTCAGGGTGATTCGGTTGGGATGTTTGCGTATTCGAATAACTACAGCACCAACGGCGGCCATACGGCATATGGAGGTTTTTTCGATGCTATTGCTGGGACCGCTGGTACTGCTGCTTTTGGTCTTGAGATCGACAGCACTAACAGCACTGGCTATGATGTTCCCTATACGGGGCTTTCCCCTTACCCTAATGAAGTAGGCATTCATATTCAGGCAGCGGGCGCAAACCTCAATACCGCCGGAATCTGGGTAGGGAATGTCTCAGGATCGCCGCTTTATGATGTCGGGGTTGCATTCACGGCAGGAAGCGTCAAGACAACCGCCATTGAGGATGACAGCAACGATACCAACATCCTGGTTTCGACTGGCGCCCATTCATACGGGATCAATCTGGCCGCCTCCAGTTTTACCGGGCAATCCATCGTCGTTCCGGGCCTCGCTGTCTCTCCATCTGGATCGATGCAATCCTCGGTGGTCCCTACGACATCATGGGAATACGATTCTACGGGCTCTCACGTTTCGATCGCAAATGGCGGAAACGCTGCGATGCCTGCAGGCAATGGGTTAATCATTGTGGAGGAGTCGGTAAATCACAATAGCGCGGTATATCTGTGCAGCGTGGGGTCGTGCGCTATCGGCCTGTCGGTTGGTGGTGTCTGGTCTGCATCCACCACTGCGCCATCCACTGGTCATCTGTCAGTGGCTTGGAGTGGTTCTGCGTACACCGTCTACAACAACGAAGGCGCAACGGAAACCGTGGTTATTTCGTCGAACAGGCTAAACTCGGCTAACTGAGGCGTTTCCAAACTGGATTAATTCCCGCTGGACGATCTGCGATGATTTTGGTATCGTCGCGCGACTGGCCATAGGGGGATAAATAGTGCCAACAGGGAAAGTTGGAGCGCATTTTTTTGTCGCTCCCAAAAATCAGGCAGTCAGCACTTATGCAAAGACGGGTGCAATAGCGCTGATGATCGGCACTATTGTTTTTCTGTCTACGCTGTACGGTGTGCACCGCTTCTACTCCCCCTTTCCATGGTGGGACGAGTGGGATGGGTACTTCGGTTTCTATATGGCAGCCGCCAACGGCATGAATATTCATGCCTGGTGGTATCCGCATATGGAACACCGGATCATCACCTCGCGCCTGCTGTTCTGGCTCGACCTGAGATACTTCCACGGCAATCACATCATCCTGTTTGCAGCCCAGCTGGCGATGCTGGCAGGCATCGTTGCGCTTATCTGCAATGCTGCACGGCGAACTGGTGCCGGCCTTGTCTGGCCGCTGGGGCTCGCTGCAGCACTGATGTTTTCGTGGGTGCAGTCGGAGGTCCTGAAGTGGGGCTTCGAAACACAGGTTATCGCCGCCTACTTCTTTGCGGTCTGGGCGCTGGCCGAGTTCACCCGGTCCCCCTCCAGCGATGCGCGCCGGTTCGTGGCGGCATTCTTTTTGGCCGCATGCGCTGAGTTCTCCATGGGTAACGGGATTGCCGCGCCGTTCACGCTTGTCATTGTCTCGGCACTCCTGCGCCGTCCGCACAAAGAGACCGCGCTGGCGCTCGTGCTGGCGCTCATCCTCGCGGCGACCTATGCGATCGGCTACGTCAGCCCTCCCAAGGACGCAGTGGCGATCCTTCCAGGCTCGGTCATGCTTCACCGGTTGGATTTCTTCGTGACGTTCTTCGGCAATCCGGTAGCGATGATCGGTCTGCCGACTGCGGCATGCAGACTGGCGGGCGCTTCCTGTGTAATTGCGGGTACCGCCATGATCGCCCGGCCGGGCGATCTGTCGAAAGACGTGACGCCATACAGGGCACTCCTGATCGGGGTCTGTCTGTTCGTAGCTGCTTCGGATATCGCCGCTGCGTATGGTCGTGGCACCGCCGGCGCTGGGGCTGCGATTGCCAGCCGGTACACGACCGGACCGCTCCTTGGCTGGCTTGCGATGCTGTTGCTTGCTTTCGATATGTTCAAGGGTGCGCGTCGCGTGACGATGACGGCCGGTGTCTTAGTGGTCGCCGGGCTCGCTTACGGCCAGATCCATGTGCGCGACAGCAACGACTATCTGTATGACTGGAAACTCGGCATGCTGAGCACGAAGATCGGGCTGGAGCACGTCGAATACTCTGGCCAGCTTTTCCCGGCAAAGCCAGAGGCTGTTCACCAGCGATTTCAGCAGTACGCCGCATACGGTGCCGCGCATCGGCTTGGGGTCTATCAGCGCCCATGGCTCATTGATGCTGGATCCGTGAAGTTTGACCCGACCAAGGTCGAAACAGGATGTCAGGGGAGTGTAGACCGCATCGTCGCAGGGCATGAAGGTCTAACCGTGTCGGGATGGTCGAATACCGCCCAGCGCCGGGACGTGTTGATCGTCCTGACGGATGCGGCCGGAAATACGATCGGATATGGGATAACCGGGCAGCGCCGCGATGATGTTGCTAAGGCCGTCTCCGGCGCGCCGGCCGACGCTGGCTGGGTTGGATTTGCAAAGCCAGCGACCGGCTTGGTATCGGCCTACGCATACACGGGCGGGAAATTCTGCGCGCTAGGGCAGGCCTCTATTGCGCAAAACTAGCGCTGATAATCGGCGCAATAACCAACTGTTCTTGCGCCGCCCTCAGCCCATCCAGATACGCATCTGGGTAGAAGCAATTAGCCATGTGACTCTGCCAACCCTGAATGCTTGAGATGTAGTTGTATTGCTGGATCAGCACCACCCCATATTGCTGGGCTGCGGCGTCTATCGCTGCGACATACTGCGGCAGAAGCGGATGCTGACCATCGCACACCGGGCCGGGCTCCTCCAAAATGGGAGTCTTGCCGGCAGCACGCGCATCTAAGATCCACTGCGCGAGGTATCCCTGGTAATCGGATAGCGTCTCGCCGCCGAGCGCGTCATTGACTGCATGCTCCTCTATAACGATCGAAGCAGGCGATTCAGCGAGTCGCTGGGGAGTCGGTGGACCTCCTCCGTCCATGCCATCCAACTCGTTCATGAGCGAGCTTGCCAGACCTCCCGTTGCATTGTTCTGGACAGTTATACCGCTGTCCTTGAACTGCTTTTGCAAGAGCGCCTGAAGTGCGACCGGTTCGTTGGGCGTAACACCCACGGGCAAGCCTGAGCCATCAAGGCTATCGCCGAACATCTGGTCATCGCCATACACAGCAAGTGTTATGACGGGGGTTGATGCCATCGCTGGCGCCGATGCGCCTGTGGGTGCAGACGGCTGCGTCAACTGGCTCGCAGTCGAGGGTGGCACAGACGCAGCTGGCGACGTCGGATCGCTTCCCGGCCCTCCTCCTCCGCCGCCACATGCCGCAAGACACGCGAGCAGTACCGCTGCTATTCCCGCCCTCCATCTTTCACTGCTTCGACGTGGCACCCGAAGCCGCGCATGCGCGCGTGAATCTGCTCGACGTTCTTGATGGACCCCTGCATTAGTTCCAGTCGAGTCGCAATGAGAAACGCCTTGTCGAATCCCAGATCGCGCCGGTCCAGTTCGGGCGTCTTCTCGTTCCAGGTGTATTTCGACCACTGGCGCCCGGTTGAGACGTGCGCAAGATCGGCCATCTGCGCGCGCTTGTAACTTAGTTTGTCGGCAAGACGCAGCAGGTCCTCGGGCGTCGGCGGCACGTAGAAAAGAGTCATGGTGGCGAAATAGAGGCAGGCGCGCGCGGGCGCGAAAGATGAGATTCACGGTCATTCCTTTCGGAGAGTCGGGCACCGCAGAGTGCGTAGCCCATGACTCAGAGAATGTACCCTTAAGGGTACCTTTGTCAAGCGCCAAATAACCAACAAACCAGCCTCCCTCGCGGAGGCTTTCCCATTTATGGAACGTCCATGACCGAGATCGACGCCATCCACGCGCGTTTGAGTAGAGGCGAAGCGAAATTTTCCGAGATCGCCGACGCCCTATCGAAGATCACCACTCACCTGCAGGGCCAGGACGCGACGCT